CAGTGGACTCTTTTTTGTCCTTCAGCACAGTCTCCATTCATCGGCCTGCTACAGGTGCCTTAATTGTAGCTAAATCCAAACCTTTTCGAATTTCAAAAACCCGAAAATTAAACTACCAGTTTCGGCAGCTCCAAAAACCCGCTGTTAGTTTGCTCTTGGGCTCATCACAGTTATGACGCGCACGAAAATTACGCCTTCGCTCGGGGTCATCACGTTTAATTTCCATATTTGCGTCTCCAAATCTAACTAAGCGAACTTGATCACCCTCTTTAGCTGCCACGGCAAACTTTTTTCCTCCCTGTTTATCCCGTTTTGGTTTGTTATACCCTTGAAAAATCTCCCCTGCCAGTCGAATTGTCATTTGAGCTGAATATCTTTTCAAATTATAGAAAACCTAAAGGCAATCAAAAAAATTCACAAACATTAAATTCGTCTAAGGGTCAAAAACTTGTGTTGCGCACAGAGCTAACTAGGCTAACATAAGCTCGTCTGATTCTTTCTTGCATACAAGCTGTATGGACGCCAAAACTTTGTTGACCATTGCGGAAACTGCGAAATTACTTAACTGTAGTTCGGGCTTTGTTCGTAAACGTATTGCTCTGTCAGAATCCAATCAGAACGGAGGCTGGCCTAAGTCTGTGTACATCAATCTGCAACCAAACGGAGCTAAATCGCTGTACCGCGTCAACAAAGAAGCACTAGAGTCCTTCCTCCAAGACTCTAAAGAGGAAGCTACAGTAGAAGAATCCGGTCTAGAAGCCTGTTCTTTAGCTTCTTTCTGATATGACTTACTCGGATTCCTTCGCCCAAACACAAATGCAGCCCACGATCGCAATGGAGTCCGAGCAAGAGTCGATTCAGCCCGAAATCGAGCAGCCAAAGACAACAGTACAAGGCATGGTCGAAATTTTAATTGACTATGCCTCATACTTACACCAGCTTTACGCCCAGTCCCATTTAATTCACTTAAATATCGAAGGACCTCTATTTTTTCCAATCCATGATTTTTTAAAGGAGCAGTACGAAGCTCACATCGTACAGTTCGATAAAACATCGGAGTTTGTTAGAACATTAGATTACTTAATGCCTATGTGCCAACGTGGACTATTACAGGCACATAAAGGATTTAAACACGTTAAAGATTACGACACACGCAATATGCTCACTACTTACTTAAAAAATTTAGAAGACGCTGGAATGACAGCAAAAGATGTACTGGAATATGCCCGAGATCTTGGAGCAATTGACGTTGAAAACTATATGGCGGAACTTGCGGGAGACATGTTTAAAGCAGCGTGGATGCTTAAATCGACACTGAGGTCTAAGTAAAGGCCCAACCATTAAGGGCGCGAACAAACAAGCCACTAGGTGTGGCCCCAGAGCTTTGCACTTGATAAATAAGAGTTCCAGAAGAATAACTGGTGGGGCTAGGTAGTCCGCTAAGTAATACTAAAACCGAGGGTGTTCCTGCAGAAGTGACCACGCCACTAGCAAGTATTGCTCCACTAGCTAAAAGCGCAGTATTCGCTGTGGTGGCGAAAGCTGTTATCGCACCACTGGCGATTATGCAAGAGTTAGCCTGAGTAGCAAAAGCTGCTGTGTCCGCAAGACCAGCATATATTTTTGTCCACGCTGAGCCCGTCCACACTTTTAAGTAAGGATTTCCTGCTGTAGCGTCTGTCCACAGCTCTCCGATTGAGTTTCCCGCTAACCCTACAGGCACCGCATTAGGTGCTGTAGTTCCATAAGGGGTTGGTCCGATTTTAACTATGTTTCCCGCAGAGTCCTCAAAGTAAACTCCTGGATCAGCAGCACCAAAGTTTATGGATAGCTCACCATTAACAAGAATGTTTCCACTAGGTCTATCTGAAGCATTACCAGATCTTTTAGATAAGATCGTAACTGGCGTTGAAGTCATTTTAGTAAGTTCCTCCGTTTATAAATGAGGGGGGAGAACTAGGAGGTACTAGACTACCATTATTATACTGACCTCCGTCTATGCTGTTCGGAGAGCTGGTAACAATAACTCCATTAGCATATGTTCCTCCGTCGTAAGTTTCCTGAGGTAAAGTACCAGGATTTAATGGGTTAAAATCGTCAATTGTAAATAATTCAAAATTTGTATCTTGTAGTTCGGTAAGATCGTCTAATTGACCAAAGTTTAACGTTTTGGCAATCATATTATATTTATCAGAATAAAGTAAATGCTTCGGTAGCCCGCTTAAAGAAGGACTGTAACGTTGCCACCAAACAAGATCTTCCTCTCGTTTTAAATAGCTCATTTGTTTTTTTAAATCAATCTCAAATTTTTCACGGTAATACTCATTCATTGGTTCATCATTTGGTTGGGGTAACCGAAACGATGTAACATCCGACAGATTAAATCTTCTTTGCATATCCCAGAAAGAAGCGTATATGTGTTTACACCATTTAGGCTGAAAATAAAATAAAAATGGATCCGAGTAAATAGCTGTGTCTGAGTACACAGGAGCGGTATAAATTTTATTTAAATAAATAAAACCAAAGGTTCTCACATAACCAGGGTAATCAGCGGAAGATGCTTGTCGAGTAGGAGCATTTGGACCTGCATCAAAATAACCAGGATCTATGTTGAGTACTTTTGTATAAGGGTATCGTTGTTTCAAAGAAAGATTATAGAAATTAAATCCTTCCCTATTTAAAAAATCTTGACACGAACACTGAACTCGTATTTCAGTGGTTAAAAATTCACCAACGGCAGGAGGTCCTGTAGCGGGAACAACAATTGTGTTGGCATCAACCACGGACCAACTTGCATTTTCTGAAAATGAAAGGAATAATGTGTTGAAGTCTGGATTTATACTCGGGGTAGTTACTACTCCGTTAAAACCTACTGCTACAACTGTGTAGTTGTTATATCCAAACTCTTTTTCGCTACCATCCGCTCTAAACCTATTGGATAATACCTCTCCAGCGAAATAAGAAATAGGAGAACCAAATCTTTGACTTAAAACAACGGCATAAGTTGTATCGTTGTATTGAGTTACAGATTGAATTGAAATACCAAAGTCCAAAAAGTTAAAAGTATCTCGTGGGCGAATACCCACCATGTGCATTCTGGTATCGGCACGGCGCGTTGGATATACAAAGAATAGACCGGGTATGTAACCTCCTACACCAGCAGTGCCTGAGACGTAATATTTAAAAGATGAATAAACTAGACCGCTGTACGCACCTTGTGCATACATACTAAGTTCGTAGCCACGGCGCCAACGAACCCAAAGGGAAGCATAATCATAGTCACTTAAAATACTAAAATCTTTTGTACCAACTGCAGGTCTGAACCTACGTTCAAAAGGTAATGGGTTTATAAGTTGAGATTTATTGTCAGCACCAGCAATGTTTGAAATAGATTCAAAAGAGCCAAGTGACTTTTGGTTCTTAAAGGAAAAACTGTCAGAACCTTTTTTGCGAGACACGGATCAATAGAACCCACCTTGCGCAAAGACAGTGATACCAGAGGGGCTTAGACCACCAGAAACTGCAGCTGGACCATTACCTATGTAACCGACGCAAAGAATGTATCCTTTCTCAAGATAAAGCCCTTCACCTTTGCCTACTTCAATAGGGCGAAGAAGACTTGTATCACCAACACCAGGTACGGGAGCGTTTATAGCAGGTAACTCGATTCTTTGAATATTTCCTTCAGTAGCTCCGCTGAGTCCAACTTCAACCTTGGATAGCATTAAAGCCGTGGAAGTGGAAGGCGCAGATTGATTTGGAGCATATACGTAAAAAATTAATTCACAAGTCCTTCTGCCTCCATTATTTGGATAACCTTCATTACTGACTAGAAAAATATCTTCAACTAAAGCAGCGTCTTCTGTAGGTAAATCACCCACACGAACAAGTTGAACTAGATTCGCAAACGAAGGGTTTGTAGGATCTACAGTTGATGTGCCACTATTGATTTTAGCCCCTCTTAAAAAAGGGCGATCAATAAGGCAAGGTTGCTTGTTTGTGGAAGTAGAAGCCATTTAAAACTCCGAATGCCCTGCACAACTATTGGGTTTGGTTAAAGTCTAGCGCGTATTCTTTAGGCTATAGACGAGCCAGTAGAAGCTGAGCTTAAGTAGTCGCCCATGTTCTTGTTGAACAACCCGGCAAAAATAGAAGCTAACCCAATAGTATTTGATTTAGGGTTATTCAAATAATCAGTTAAAAGATCCCCACTCATACGTTGCTTTGATTTTGCTAATAACTCTTTAGAGTAACCAGTTGGGCTACCCTTAGAAGCTCCGATAACGTCTCCGGCAACTCCAAGACCCATACCTATAGCCGAAAGCCAATCAAAATCCTTAGGTTTGTTTCTATCAATACTATATTTAGACGTATCGACTCCAATTCCTTTACCGAACGCTAAATCGACATCTGAAGGACTAGACCCATAAAAACTCGGCGAAGACGCAACTCCAAAGGTTGCTGACTCAATCGGCTGAAAACCGCCAGAAAAATCAAAATCATTAAAGGGCATGACTACTCTCCTGGTTTAATTGCCGAGTAAGGAAGGATCCATTGACATTTTACCTAATTTAAGCTCCATAGCCCTTTTTAACATCTCGTCTGAAATCTGAGCCGTTGCTTCCGCACGTTCAGGTGCTTGATCTATAAATTGTTCGGCTGTTTGCAAAGTTGGTTGAACAAGAGGTTGGGTAGCGTCGGCTAACTCATTAGATAATTGACTTCCAGAAACATAAGCGTTAGCGTTAAAGTGACTATTAGCCACGGCATTTCGAGCCAAGTTAGCTCCCATAGGGGAGTTAACCATTGTTCCTTCTACGTTACTTGCCGATTGTTGATTTACTGGGTCACTAGACGATAACTCTCTAGGAGAAGGAAAATCAGAGCGGTTATTTAAATTCTGTTCTAACTGTTTGTTATAAACAGCAAGAGCAAGTCCTGGGTTTGACTCCGCCCACACGGCTAAATCGCGAGTAGCAGGATCTTGCGGTGAGTAACCTAAATTTTTCAAAATTTCAGGTAATAAAACTTTACCTGCAGCTTGCTGTGCTTGCATAGTCAGCACATAATCGCGTTGCTCATTTGTTATTCCTTTAGGAGTGCCTTGTTTGGCGTATTGCTGTTTTTGTTCATTAACAGCTTGATCCCGTGCTCCGCTAAGCATTAATTTTGGCGTACCCATTAAAGGATTGCCTGCCATAAAACTTGGAGACTCCGGCATTGCTTGAGCCGAAGCCACGCTGTTAAGTAGGCTTTCTAGATCCGCTGCTTTTAGTCCAGAGGTAAGAGAACCCAGATCACGAGTTTGTACACCACCCGTGGCGGTAGCTAGTTCCCTTGCTGTTGGAGTAAGACGATTAGCATCATCTACAAAAAACTTAGTGAAAGCAGCGGATGCGGGTGTCATGGTGTTACCGGGAGGAGTAGTTTGAGGAAGAGTATTTTGATTAATTACGGCTTGTTGCTGACTACCTGGCATATAACGACCTGCGTCAGTACGGTTTGTATTAAATTCTTGGTCACGAGCCTTGATCCTGGCGTAAGCTTCTAACCTCTGCGCATCCGTTAAATTTTCAGGTATGGGTCGTTGCTGACTACCTGGTATATAACGACCTGCGTCAGTACGGTTTGTATTAAATTCTTGGTCACGAGCCTTGATCCTGGCGTAAGCTTCTAATGGAGCTTGTTCTTGGGCACTTACTTTTCGCCTCATATCGGCTTCTGATGCATACCCTAAATTTTTATAATTAGGTTCTGGAGTCGAACCTTCTAGCTTAGCTGCTAGAGCTAATGCCCCACCTAAACTAGGAGTACCATAGGGACCTATGTTTTCAAGAAAAATTCTTAGATCGCGAGAAGTGGGTAGTAAAGAACCACCTGGTGTTTTATTTATTGTTGCTAATTGACCGGGGGGTTCTTGTGTGGCTAAGGCGCCATATCGTGCAATAGCACCGTATCTATCTAAAGAGCCGCCTGGATTTTGGTTAGGTACAACAGGAGCAGAGGGAGAAGGAGTCGCTCTGATATCAAAAAGACCTAGCTGACCTGGTGAAACAGGGTTAGGACGAAAAGAAGGGGGAATCGGTGTGCGACCTTGATTTACAGGTATTGGATCCGAACCTATAAAAGGCCTCCTGCTCCCAGAAAAATTCTGCGGATTTCCGCTTTTAGTAAAAAGAGAACCTTGCTTAATTCCTTGCGAGAAAAGTTCTACAGCTCTGCGTAAGTTAGGTTCCACGTAAAAGCGGGGCTACTTCTTGTTTAAATATAGCGCTCACCTCCATTTAGTGTAAAAGTAAATCCTGTCGGCCCTTGCTGTATCAGGAGGACCGGGTATAGCTTGAATAAACTCTCCGCCACTACGTTCATAACGATAACGAGCTGTAACAGGGTCTTTATAGTTAGGAACATAAAGCATATGGGCTAAACGATCACACTCAAATTGGTAATTCTCTCTCCAGATTCTTGAGGTCTCCCTTTTATCTTGGATATTAATGGAACGACTAACATCACCGAAAATTGTTTCTTGACGACTGGTTGCTCGTCCAGTAGCCAGCTCAGTTAAACGTTCGGCTTCTTCACAACGTTCAATTTGACCAACAATTTTGTCGTAATAGAACTCAGAAGGAATACTACTTGTAGCTTCTAAAAGTCGAGCGTAGTCACCGGCAGGCACTGTGGCAATATTGTATCCAAGGTGATATGCACAACGACTAAAGTTAAAATCATCAAGTCTATAACCAAATGTCTGCGCAGGGTTACGGGTAAGTTGATTAACCGCAGCATAAATTATTTCTCTTTTAGTCGCATCGGTGGTTGTTGCTTGGAAAACAACACCTTGTTGCGCTAAATAGCTTTGAATCTGCTCAAGTTCTTGTTGAGAGAATTGAGACACTTTATTTAAGCACTAGATAAACTTATTCTACCCGATTTACAAAATAAAAATTTAAATTATTCTACGTAGACGACACCAGCAGCAAGAACCTCGTCCCAGTCAACACGAGTGATGGCTTTTAGCTGTTCTAACTTTGTAAAACGCTCTCCGGGCATAGATTGTTGTAGCTCTTTAATTTCCACAGCGGTTTTTATTCCTACTCCTTTAAGAACCTGCGTTAACCGCTCGGGAGTAGCGCCATTTATGTTGATCCGGTTCTCAAAAGGGATTTCTGGCTGAATAATTTGACGGCCACGGCGTTTTAAGGAGGGTTTTGCGTCCTTTTTATCTTCGCTACCTTCTACAATCTCAATTTGGCCTTTATGAGCGAAAAATACCTTTCCTGTCGTGGTTGAGCGGACCATTTTGTATTCACCTTCGTCGTGCTCACTCAAAATTTCAACTTTAACTCCACTTGGTTTGTACAAAACGTCTTGAACTGAGATAGCGGTCATTATGTAAGCAGTGTCTACGAATAGTTTACTAACAAATTTCAATTTCAGTTGTCATATTGCCATGCATAAAAAAAACCCCTCCGAAGAGGGGTCTTGTATTTACCTTTAACTAGATCAGGAAGGAACAGTAGAGGTGTAAACGTTGGACTCAATGAGACCAGCAGGCTGAAGAGCCAAATCATCGCGATTAGGAGCTTCGTCAGACAGGAACCAACACACTTCACAGATACCCAGAGCTTTGTTTTTGCCCCGAAGTTGTCCGTTAGTAGCGCGAGGATCGAACACACCGGATGCTTGTGCAAGACCAGAAGCGGCAGAACCGCCGAGGTTAGCCACAGCAAACAGTTTGTACTGAGTTTCGGAACCAGTCCGATACAAAGTAGCGCTGTTCCAAACGTTGTTGCTATTGAAGGAACCGTTTGCAATCCGGCTGCTGCTACCAGCAAGGGTAACGAAGAATCCGGAAGCAGAAGGTGTGGTATTAAGACCAACACCCACAGCAGGGCCAAGACCCAATGTAGGGGTGGCACTACCGCCGCCAACACCGCTGCTGATAACGTCGCCACCGTCAACACGGAGGGACAAACGATAAACATAAGCACCAGAAGGCACTTTGACACCGTCAGTAATATCAGCGCGAACATCTTTGTAAGCATCCGGTGAAGGAATGATTACATTGGCGTTCAAGAAGGGACTGTTAGCTCCGTTTAGACCAGAGCTGTAAGCCTGAGTGTAATACTCCAGTTGGCTAGTGGTGCCCAAAGCTTGGAACGACAAGTCGACGTAACCAATAGCTTGTTGAGCTACCCAACCTGGAGTAAATACCACACCAACTGGACCACCAATAGGTTGATTGGTGTAGGTGGTTTCCGTGTCGTTCGCATTACGGAACTGGAACGTCTTTTCGTCGTGCCAGTAACGTAGAACGTTTGTATAGTTTCCAGGATAGATTTTGGAAACTTGAAGCTGATTAGGGTTAGTTGCCATTGTTAGTTACCTCCTCAAACGTTGAACGAGTAGGCAACAGTAACGAAGTCAGCGTTTAGAAGCTCGAAACCTGCGTACAGGCTCCAGATCATCATGATAAAACGGCTGAAATCGTCGTTGTTGTTAAGCAGCACTTGAGCATTGTTACCGCCGATACCGACGCCAACACTCTGAGGGCCGAAGAACATACCGATAGCACTGTCGTACGTAGTCGAAGTACCACCGATAGTTGCTGTGGCGGTTTGGGAAGGCATGTTGGTGGATTCGAAGAATCGCACACCTTCAAACACAAAACCGGTAGGCATGATGGGTTCGCCAGCCACGAAGGAGGCTTGCCCAAAACCCTGACCCATGTAGATAGCAGCGTTAGGCTGCATAGCAGACATGAGTGGGTTGATCTGACCGTTGCCGGGGTAGCGAGCCACTTCGCGGAAATCGCTGTTCTGACGCAGGTGCATCAGGAACGTGGGGTCGCAAACGCAACGATAGAAACCGTCTTGGTAGGTGGGGGTGTTCCGCTTACGCAGAGACTTCACCACGCGGAGAAGGTCATCCTTAACGTCAAACTTGGCTTGCTCTGAGTTGGTGTAGGTTAAAGAACCAACAGCCAAATTACCGGGGTAGTAGTAACCACCTTGGGTATCAGAAGATTGACCTTTAGATACAGCTTTCAGGAGTTCATTAATGAACACCCGATCGCGCCAACGACGATAGTCGTCGAGCAGGGTCAAAGAACCAATTGATTGGTGGAAGGCAGTGAGATTACCGGTATCCAACAGCAAACGCTGAGCGGTAATTAGTGTCTCACGTGCAATCTTAAATGTACTTGCTTGTGTTGGATCACTAGGGTCGGCAGGACCGGTGTCACATTGTTACCCTAAAGGCTCTTTATCCTTTAGTTCTTACGGTTTACCATCCCGTAAGGTCAGACTATATCATCACCCATGATTAAATCGTTTGGGTGCGGGGCACTCGTGCCGTCTTATTGTCCACTGCCTTTATAAGGTGTTGGGACTCGCTTAACCACTCTTTTACATTACAAGTGCGGTTAAGATCTACTTTATAGAGCAAAGAAGGAAAAGCATAAGGTTGAACAGCTTGTATCAGTGTCCTACACTGAGCGCTGTGCCATCTTAGATAAAACTTTCCACTTTTTGAATGACGAACTTTTGTATGTTTAGCTCCTGTTAAAGACTCAATCCAATAACCAATTAAATCGGTTTGAATCTCATCTTCACAAACAGCTAACCACGCTGATCGTTCTATTTTAACAGATCGTGGCCTTTGTCGGTGACGAACCTCTAATGAACCATCATCTAACCAGAAATAAGCTAGTTCTCTCAAAGTAAGGTTTTCTAACACTTTTTCAGAAATAACTTTTATCCCTTTGGGATAAAGTAATTCGTAAATCGGAGTAAGAAGACTCTTACTAGAAGCACCAAACTCTACAAGGGGGTACTTGTTTCTGACTAGAAACTCTCTAAGAGTTGCTTTAGTTCCTAGGATTTTGTTTACTTGTTGTAACTGCCAGAAAGCATAATCTGCATTTCTAGTGGTTCTGCCTATACGAAGGGTTACGGAACCCCAGCGAGGACATTTAACAAGACAACCATCCCCTAAACTAAAGCCAATTAAGAGATTACGATCTGTTAACTCCATGGTAGATAACGGTAGTCGTTGAACCTTCTGATCATTCCTGATCAGCTTGGCTGCTGATTACCGGACCAGTATAAGTACAAAATGTACTGGTTGGAGGGCTTCCAGCAATTCACCCCGTTATTCAATGCGGATTACGCCGCAAGGGAGCTACACGTTAACTCACGAAGAGTAACCAACACTTTATCCTTCACGATATTGCGGCTGCTAGCAGTACCGATGGTCTGCTCTGCAGTACGCTCACGTGACTCTTTGCTTCCAGGGTTTCCCCAGAATCTGTAACGATCAAGCTGCACGGTTTGACCGGGTTGTTTTGCTGTTTTACACTCAGTCTAGAGTGCTGTAAGGCTCTTTATCCTCACACACTACCTTAAGGGCGGTAGTGACAAGACTATATCATCACCCACAGCGTTATCTGTTTGGGTGCTCCGCGCTCGTGTCACCTTATTGGCTTCAAAGAGATACTTCTCTCGGTCAGCCTCGGTGTTAGTCGTTGAACCTTCCAATCATTTCTGATTGGCTTGGCTGCTGATTGACCTCCCTTACGGGTCCGGCTTTCCAGCAATTCACGGAGTTATTCGACCAGGATTTCGCCTGGAAGTTCCCTAGCTCACAATAAGCTCA